TTTCTTCAATATTTTCAGATTCTTCAATGTTAGATTGATTTTCTTCAATATTTTCAGATTCTTCAATATTTTCAGATTCTTCAATGTTAGATTGATTTTCTTCAATATTTATGTTAGTTAATTTGTTATTATTTCCTCCTAATTGATCGAGAGTAGAATCTAGGGAATTTATAGTATTAAATTTATCATTCATTATTTTAATATTTTCGGAAGATACATTATTATTATATTCATCATCGGAACCTCCATTCATATTTAATTCTGTTTCAAAACCTTCTAAATCAATATCCAATTCTTGAACAATGCTATTATTATTCTTTTCAATGTTATAATTTAAATTTTCAAATTTCATATTTGGATTAAAAAAAACTTCCTTTACATTACTAGTATAACTCATAATTTAGTTTTATGTATTATGTGCGATTTTTTAATAATTAATATTTATTAATATTTATTAATATTTATTAATATTTATTAATAATTATTAATATTTAAATATTAAATATTATTTTAATTAGAAAAATATATAAAATATTAAAAATCAACTATTTTTTTTAAGTGATAATCGTTCTAGTTTTTTTTTTAATTCTTCTATTAATTGATCGTTTAATTCAACATATAAATGTTTATTATATTGTTTTTCTTTATCAAGTTTTTGTTTTTTATTAATGTTAGTTAAATTTGGTTTTTCGATATTTACTTTTTGTTTTTTAATATCGTTGTCCGATGTTTCTTTCTCTTCAAATATAGTAGGCATAATACATGGTTTTGATATAACAGATTTTAATGTATTTTTTGATATTGTATCAATATATTTTTCTTGTATATTATGAGTTTCAGTTTTATTTATTTCAATTTCTGTTTTAGGATTATAATTTATAATTTCGATAAATCCAATATATTTAATACCAATATTAACAGTATTATAAAGATATCCTTTATTAAGACTAGATTTCTTTAAATAAATATTATATTTGTGTGTATTTTCATCATCGTATATAACATGATATCCATCTACATCTTTATTATTAATAGGTTCTTTTTTAATAGGATTTGTTAATATTATATCTTCATATAAGATACTAATATGTTTAAGTTGATTAATGAAATTAATGGCTTCATATTTTTTTAAGAAAATATGTAAACATTCGCAAGAAATCTGTTTTTCAACTAACTTACTTGAAGAATTAAACAAAACTTTATTAATAATATAATGCATTTACAATATTTTATATTAATATTAGATAACTAGATATAAATTTTTAATTTACAATGATGTGTATAACATTTAAAAATATTTTATTTTTCAAGAAATATTAACCAAAAAAAACGTCTTTTAAAATCCAAAAAAAAAAAATTGAAATTTTAATTTAAACATTTTTTAACAATATATAAGTATATTATTAAATAAAGTAATAAGTTTTAATAATAATAAATTAAGTAGCGGTTCCGAATTAATAAAGTGTTAAGTGTTTAAGTTTTTAAATATGTCAGCCAAAGTAGCAAAAATTGTAGATTGGTGTGAATTGAAGAATGTTAATATTAAAATAAATGAATGGGAAACAAGTGATTTCTTTGCTAAAAGAAACATTAAACGTGTATCTTTATTAGATGGTACTGATGATACTATTGTTTTTAAAACGCCAGTATTAGATGTTGCTTTTGGTGCTAAAGTATCAAAATATGATGAAAAGAAATTTGATGTTGCGGTTCGTATTCCCGAAGGGGAATTTTATAATATGATGAATAATATTGTTAAGCAAAAATTTATTGAATTGACCAAAGAAAACTGTAATAAAACGGGATATGAAGATGATGAAGAAATCATTGAAGAGTTTTACAAATCTTCATTTAATCATAAGGAAGGATATGATCCCCTTTTCAATGGTAAAATAGAAGAGAATAAATATAAACGTATTACATTTAGTGATATTCTCATTGACGAAAACGATAAACCAGTATCTAATCCTGATTTTCTAACTGAACTTACACGAGGAACAAAAGTGATGCTTATCATTGAAATTCCTCATATTGATTTCTATCAAACTGAATTCCGTCCAGGATATAAGATTATGAAAATTAAGATTGTTGAAAGGGCAACACCATATGTTAAGAATTACATTACTTCTGAAAGTTTTGAAAGTGGTAAGATTGAAATTACTGAAAAGGAAACTAACAAAAATGGTGGAACTTTTAGTAGAGTTAAGTATAATTTCGGAGAGTATGCGGCACGTGTTGCTATTAAACTTAATAATATGAGACTTGCACCGTTTTCATTTGAAAACACAGATGAAACTACTGGTAAACCATATTATGGAGTATCTGCAACAATTGAAACTGAAGAATATAATACTTTCTTAAAAGGAATGTCAGACGATATTCTTAACAATCTTGTAAAAAATTCAAAGAATTTGCTTGGTAAGAAAAAGACTGAAAAAATGGTTAAATTGATGTATATGGATATTCTCAAATACAGTAAAGATGACAAAGAATTGATTAAGAAAGGAGAAGACCCTAAATATAAACCAAGAATTGATATTACAGCATCCAAATATGACGAAAAATTTACATTTAAATTTTTCAATAAAGATGGTGTTGAAATGGAGGAAGACTTTGGAGAATATAAGGCAACTAACCCGGATACTCACTATGACATTAAATGTTCATTGCGACATCTTTGGTATGGTAAGTTTTATTCTTTGAAATTTATTCTTGATGAAATTCATATCTCTTCTTCTTCTACTTCTTCAAGAACCTTCAAATATAAGTTTGGAGACGAAGATGATGCTGATGCTGATGATGACGAAGATAGTGGAGGACCAGTTGAAACACCAATTGTAGAAGAAACAAAAGAAGACACAGCAGAAGATGACGCACCTTCTGATTCAGATTCCGACGATGATGAATCGGACTAGATTTAATATATTAGATACAATATTAATAATTAATAATAAATATATATTACGTAGAAATACGTTTAAAATATTAATTTAGTATTTTAGTGTATAATCTTATATAATTTCGTTTATAATTAATAATTAATAATTAATAATTAATAATTAATATCAATACACAGAAATGTGTTTTAAATATATTATTTCCCAATAATATATAACAGTGTTTATATATACAAATCAATATATATATATATAAAAATTTGTAGAAATACAATGAGTTAAATAAATAACATTTTTAACATTTATAATAAATTTATTTTTTTATTTTTTATAAAATTGATTTAATGATTATATATTATAAGTTATATATTAGTAACATTATTTATATTAGTAACATTAGTAACATTAGTAATATTAAATACTAATAATGGTTTTATCTATAATTATAGGACCAATGTACTCTGGTAAATCAACATATTTACTAGATAAAATTAATATTAGTAATGAAAATAACGAAAATATTTTTATAATTAATCATAACATAGATATTAGATATAATAAGGATAAAATAACAAATCATAACAATATATCAACGGATTGTATATCATTTTCTAAACTAAAAGAAATTTATGATTATAATAGAAACAAACCATTGTTTTTTGAAACTTTAGATCATATTTATATAGACGAATGTCAATTTTTTACAGATTTAGAAGAAGTTGTTTCTAATTTATTAAATACTTATTCTAATTTAAAAATAACTTGTGTTGGACTAGACGGCGATTATCAACAAAATGTTTTTAATAATGGTCAATTATTAAAACTAATTTCTAAAGCAGAAAATGTTATAAAATTGGCAAGTAAATGTTATGTGTGTAAAAATAAAGCATATTTTACCAAAAGAATAACGAACGATAAAAAACAGATAGTTGTTGGTTCAAACAATATATATGTTCCGTCTTGTTATATTCATAAATAAATAATAAATTATAAATATCATTTAAAATATTTTATTCTTTTTATATTTATAAAATCATTTTTATTTAATATTTAAATACTTTTATATAATAACGTTTAATATATACCCTATATTTTCTTATAATGGGAAGACCGCGTAAATATCCTAAAAATGTCGTAGAGAACGGAGATAGTAAAGAAACATTAAATGAAAGTGTTGCAGGAATTGTTGAACAAAAGGTAAAAAAAAAAAGAGGTAGGAAACCAAAAATACGAACACCCGAAGAAATTGCTTTATTATCACAAGTAGGAAAGAAAAAAAGAGGTAGAAAACCAAAAGAAAAATTTAATTTTAATGTGAATAATATAAATAATGAAACTACTATTAATGAAACAGAATCGATAATTGTTAGATTATCGATTAATCAAGAAGATATTAAAAATTTAAAAAATAATAATAAACAACCAAAACCATTTGATCCAAATGATAATTTACAATATAATTCAAATAATTTGGGATATTCAAATATAAATCAAAATAATAATGTTAATAATAAATTAGAAATTAAAAGTATACCTTCTGAAATTAATTTATCAAATGATGATAAAGAAGACGATAAAGAAGACGATAAAGAAGACGATAAAGAAGACGATAAAGAAGACGATAAAGAAGACGATAAAGAAGATGATACAGAAGATGATAAAAACAAAGTAATTCATAAAAATAAATCAATACAAATATCAAAAAATAATATAGAGAAAAATCCAAAATCCGAAATAAATACTGATATTTTTAATGAAAATTTTATTAAAAATAATATATATAATGATAAATTAGATAATAGACAAATATCTCTTTTATTAAAAAATAAATTTAATAAAGAAAATAAAATAAATGTGTTAATACAATTGGTTCATTGTAATAAAATGGAACAATGGCCTGAAAAAACAAATATTTGTTGTATGTGGTGCTGTCATGAGTTTGATAATACACCTTGGGGAATACCTTATAAATATGAAGACAATTTATTTCATTTATTTGGGATTTATTGTTCACCTAATTGTGCGACTTCTTATATATTTAATAATTTATATTATTCAAATACAAAATGGGAATATTTTTCTTTATTAAATTTGTTATATTATAAAATTTACAACTCTGCAAAAGAAATATCATTAGCACCCTCCAAATTATGCTTAAAAAAATTCGGAGGTTGTATGGAAATAGATGAATTTAGAGATAAATTAAATAAAGATAATATTTATTTATTAAAGTTTCCACCATCTATATCTATAATACCTGTTATAGAAGAAATAAATGAAAATAAATATAATATTAAAAATATGAATAAAAGTAATAATTTTATTCCGCTAGATACTAATAGGATTAAAAAAGCAAATAATGAATTAAAGTTAAAAAGGTCCAAACCGCTCACGAATTCAAAAAATACACTTGATAGTTGTATGAATATTAATATTATTTCAACATAAAGTTTTATTTTTACATGGTTTTTATATTTAATTTAATTTATTATTATATTTTAAGTATTACGTTATCTGAATTAAATTTTAAATATATTTGTAATATATTTAAATATGTATAATCAATTATTTAAAACTAAACCAACGAACGAAATTATAAATAAAATACTATTTTGTTTTGGTTTAACTAATTTAGAAGATAGAAGTGAATTTACAATACAACAATTAGAAACAAATAATACTATGGATAATTATAAATCAATAGAAGAAGAAATTAAAAAAAATTATATACCATGTAAGGCAAAACGTTATTTTGGTAAATATGAATATAAAAATATAATAACTATAGGAAGACAGTTTTTAAAAACAGTTAATTATACAATAACATCAAAAGAAAAATATAGTAATAAAAAAAAATATTTAATATATAAATTAATTTCACTTGATGAAAAAAAAAAAGTTTCTAATAAAGAAGTAGAAGAAGAATATGTTTTAAATTTTAATTAAAATGTAATTATAACATTTTATCATTAATACTTTCATTATCTAAATCAATTATTTTAAATTCATTTGAAGAACTATTTTCTAAATTATCAGAATTTGAAATTTCATTATTTAATTCATCGATATTTATATCTTCAAAATCTTTTTGTATATCTTTTAAGTCTGATTTTGGATTTTTAATTGAATTGTCATCTATTCTTGAGGATGTTTCATTATTACCATCAGAATGATTATTTTCTATAAAAATCTGTTTAATTTCTAGTTCATTATCATTTTCATTTATATTATATTTAGTATTAGATTGTAATTCATTGTTGTTTTTAATAGTTTCAGATGTAGTTTCTAATTCATTCAATAAATATTCATTTCCTCCACCTTTCATTGATTTATTTTTATTAGAGGATTTCGTTTTTTTAGTTGTATCGCTTTTAGTAGATTTATTATGTTTTTTAATTATTTTTTGTGTTTCTTTAATTTCAATCGAATCCTTTAAAGAATTTAATTTTTGTAATTTAAAAAGTTCCCCTAATTTAATAGTAATATCTTCGACTTTAATATTAACACTCATATTCATACCTGCCAATTCTTGTATTAATAATTTCATACAATACGGTACTTCTATTTTATAAAAATCTGTATCACTTTGATATAATGTATCTAAACCTATAATATCTTGTTTATTTGAATAACCCTCTTCTTCACCTTCTGTTAAATGATATAATATAGGACCATCTTCTTTTGGATTAAAAAAAACTTTTTGGTCGAATTCATTTTCTGGATTTACAATAATCATATTATGTGTCTTTTTACTTACATAAATAATAAATTTATCAGCACGTTCCATTGTACTTTCTTTTATAAATGCGGAAATACCATGCGCTAACAGACTATCACGTTCCATTTCACCAAGTCTCATCCCACCTCCATTAGCACGACCTTGAACTGCTTGACGATCTAAAGCAGTATACGCACCTCCTGGTTCTGGTATATCATCTTCTGTTCTTCTACCACCTGACCGAGCGTTTATTTTATCTTGAACTTGTTGTTTTAATCTTTGGTAATAAACCGGACCCATAAAAATATTAACATCCATCATTTTACCTTTTGTTCCCTCGTATAAAACAGTATCACAATATCTAGTTAAACCACATGCTTTTTCCAATATATCTCCTATTTTTTCTGGATTAACAGGTTCAAATGGACTTCCTAGACCAATAAAACCCATTTCAATTCCCAATCTAGAATTAAGTATTTCTAATAAACCACCTACTGTCATACGTTTAGAATATCCATAAGGATTAACTACTAAATCAGGAACAATACCATCTTTAGTATAAGGCATGTCTTCTGGTTTTAATACCATACCTATAATACCTTTTTGAGCGCATCTATTTGTTAATTTATCTCCAATTTCTGGTTTTCTATATTGAACAGTTCTTATTTTAGTTACTTTTAATTTAGCAGCATTTGAATTCCAACTAAAAACCCTATCAACTATAGAACCATCATTATCTTTCTTTACTTCTTTACTAATATCTTTATAATCAGTGTGACCTTTGTCGTTTTTATATTTCATATATTTACCCATCATAATATCATTTGGTTCTAAATAAGAACCTTTTTTAATAAATCCAAATTCATCTAATTTATTATAATTTTTATCCTTCTTCATAATAATGTCGTTAATTTCTTCATTTTCTTGTGATTGTATTGGATTATAAAATATTTCTTCTTGTTCTGTTTTAGGGTCATTTGATTCTGTTTCAGTATACATTTTAATTAAACTACTATTAAAAAGACCCATATCTAAACTCTTTTGATTTACTATAATAGAATCCTCTTCATTATAACCATTATAAGCTGTAATTGCAATAATAACATTTGTTCCTGTCCCCATTTCATCACTATGAATAATAGGGGCCATTCGTGTTGTAATAACAGGGCGTTCTGGATAATTAAGAATATTTCCACTAGTATCAAATCTATTATTAAACGCTGTGCTGTAAGTCCCTAGTGCCTTTTTTGTGTTTTTTTGACCAAACACACTTCTGGCGGATGCGTTATGTTCTACATAAGGAACCAAAAACGCACTAGTTCCTAAAATCATTGATGGGTGTAATTCACAATGTGTATAATGTAATTTTTGTAAATGTGGTTCTAGTTTATCAATGTTAATTTTTGGTGCAAGAAGTGTATTATGAAGTTCTTCAGAATCAACATATTCTATTACACATTGATTCCTTTCTAATGTTTCAATTAACGTTTTGTAATAAGAAGTGTCTGTTTTTTTTAGTATATTTTTTAGTTTTATATTTTCTATTATTTTTTTATCTTCTTTAGTTCTTTCTTTATTTGAAATCAAATCATCCCATGTGTAAGAACCATTTTTAATTTTATTAATATGTTTTTGTGTTAATAAGAGTTTATTATTTTTCATGATATATAATGGACGACAGAAACGACCATCATCTGTATTAATTATAATTTCGTTTCTTTCTCTATAAAAACTAATACTAATATAATTATCAATATATTCATTCATATTATTGCGACGCATTAAGACTAATAGTTTCACTAATTCGGTGGGGACTTCTACAATACCTATAAACCTACCATTTACAAATATTTTAGTTTTATTTATCAATTGTGTTGGTTTAATTTCATTTAGTTCTACTATACCCATTTTAATTAATAAATTGATTATATTAGTAGGGATTATTCCAAATGTAATAAGGGACAACATAGAAAGACCTTTTTGAAGACCAACTCTCGAACCTTCTGGTGTTTCTATAGGACATACACAACCATATTGTGTTCCATGAAGACGTCTTCTACTTATATCACATGTTTCAATTTCTGCTGGATCAACAATTCTACGAATATGAGACATATCATCAAAAAAACTTAATCTTTCTAATAATCTAATAACACCTGTTTTAACTGCTGTTGGACCACTCTCAATATTACCTTTTTTTAATTGTTTAAAAAAGTGATTATCAAAAATTTCTATATTAAATATTTTATCAAATGTATTTTCATTTATAATATTCGCAAAATTTTCATCACTATATTCAGTTGGTTCAAATTCATATTTAGCAGCTATATTATTTTGCATTTTACGATTAAATTCACGAAGAGCATTTTTAAATGCTTTTGCTAATAATCCACCCGATACATCAATACGTTTATTATTAAAATTATCTCTATTAGTTTCTTCTAATAATCCTGCTTTAAATAATAGCAATTTACGAACCATAATACTTAAATAAAACGCTTTATTTTTAAAATTATCACCAATATGTGGAAGCAAATTTTCATATATAACTTCATAAAGAAGTGTTAAACGCAATTGTTTATTACGTTTAATTTGACTAAATTTACTTTCTTTATCTTTAATAATTTTTTTATGAATATTTTCACAATAATGAATAGCAGATGCTTGGTCATAAACTTGTTCCTCAATTATAAATGGATCATTAATAGATGGTCTTAACATATCCATTAAAATAGTTGCTGATTTTGTATCTAAATCTTGTAATATAAATTCCAATATTTCCCTATCGCTTTCTATACCTAATAATCTAAAGACTATAAATAATGGAATATCTCTACCATTTTTTTCTTCAAGGAAAGCATTACTCTGACCTAAACGAACAGTTATCATATTTGTTGATTCTAATTGAACCCGATTAGTTCTAGCAGATTTCCTTAGTAATTCAATAGAACGTGATTTAACCTCAACATAATGAGTTATTTTACCTACATTTGAAAGATTAAGAAATAATTTATTCTCTACGGTTCTCTCTTGACAAACAATTACCTTTTCCTTACCATCAAAAATGAAATATCCACCAGGGTCATATTTACCTTCTCCCAAATTTTGTTTCATTGGTTCACTAAGATTATTAAGTGCACATAATTTAGAATGAAGCATAATAGGTAATCTAGTTAAAAACTTTTTCTTCATAAATTCGCTTTCTGGTGGTTTTAAATTTTTATAAATATATTTACCAGTATCTTCATCAAGTAAAGAATATTCAACTTCTAAATCATAATATACATCACAACCATATGTTATGTTTTTAAGTCGTGCCTCATTTGGATAGAGAATACGCATTTCTTTAGTTTCATGATCATATATTGTTGGTTTTCCAATATAAAATTTAGTGCCATCTTTACCTCCCATATATATATTGGCACTATATCTATATTTATTATCAGTTGGAATACCATCTCTATATACAATTTGTTTGCTATGTTCTTTAAATATTTGAGGTAATTTTTTATCTATGAAATCATTATATGAGTCTATATGATGTCTTCCTATATATTCTGGTTGTGACTTAAAATAAGAATCAATTATAAACCAAGTATCTTTCTCAATATTCATGACTATAATTTATATAGATTAATATTATTAAAATTACTAATATTATTAATATATTACTAATATATTATATAATTAAATATTATAATAAATATTTATATTTAACATTAATAAAAATATTAATAATATTGAATAATGAATAATAATGTCATTAAAAAAATTGTTAAGAAATCTAAACTAGAAGATTTTGAAAGAAATCCTAGTGTTTATGAATATGTAGATATTAAAGATTACAAAAAATTAAAACCATTCCAATATACTGTTTTATTAAAAAATACTAAAATAATAACAAAAATAGATGGTAAAAAGGAAAATCATATTAGTTTAAAAAGAGGAGATTATGTTATATGTGGTGCGAAAAAGGAAAAATATGGTATATCATTAGAAAAAGTATTAAGTGTGTATAATTTAGGTAATATAATCAGTAAACCTGTTATTAGAAAGGGTGTAAAATTAACTAAACAAAATACTAAAAAGAAATCTTCAAAAAGTGAAATAGAAATAACTCCTAGTTGGGGTGGAAAGCAATTTTTACAAGTTGGAGATTATATATTAATGGAACTAGACAATAAAAAATATTATGGTATAAATAATAAAGCGTTTAAAAAAACATATAAAAAGATTAAAACAAAAAAAATAAAATAATAATTTAATTAGAATACAGATAACAAAGCAATAATAAATGCTATAATATAACAAATTGCTACTACAACATTAAGTATATATTCATGTTTATAGTAAGCTTTATCAATAGATGAAAAATCACTTATACTATTGGTTTTAAAGAAACTATATATAGTTTTAACATGATCTAAAATTTGCGTTCCTGTCAGTAGTAAAACACATATTGCGAGATATTTAACATTTGTCATTTTTGCCATTTTAAAAATTTAAATTTAGATATTAATTTATTTATATATATATATATAATTAGAAAATATTTTTCCGAAATAATTAATTAATTAAAAATAAATATTTTTTGTATTTTCTTGATTTTTTAAAAAGTTTTTCATTATAGGTTGAAAATTATTTGATTCACATAAATTATGTTTATTCATATTTTTATTCCACCATTTACGCCANCCTAAATCTTTNATATTACATTTATTAAAAGATTGATGAAAATTTCGCACAGGTCCTAAACAATGTTTACCATTTGTAAATTCAACTAAATCACACTTCCTTTTATTAGAACATAATTGTTCATTATTAGATATTAATTCTGTATCCGTTTTAATATGTTTTGTTTTTAAAGTATTATGTTCATTATNTGTTTTATTGTTTGTTTTATTGTTTGTTTTATTGTTTAGTTTATTTTTAAAACCAGATTGTTGTTTATAATATAAACACATTATAACGATTAATAAAAACACAAGTGAATATTTAAGAAAATTATCTTGTTGTGACATTGTATTTATATTAATCTAATTATTTATTTTGTTGTAAATTTATAAATTAGTAATTACTACTATATATTAATTATAATATAAAAAGTATTAATTATATAATAATAAAATTTAAATAAAATTGAAATATGATTTTAAAATTAAATTAATAAAACTTAAAAATGTCAGAATTATATGAAAATTCATCATCAACTAATATATCATTAAGTATTAATAGTCAAGTAGATGATTATATTATAGGTCCTAAAATAATTAAAAAAATATTTATTTANTCAAAATTTATTAAATATTATAAAGAATGTGATTGTAATAATGTGATACATATATATAATGTCAATTATAAAGAAGAATATTATAATGATACNGTAGTTTATGATGTTATTATTTATTATTTTGATATTATTTTTGATATAATTAATAAAACATATTATATAAATGATAATCATAATGAAAATTATGAAACAAATATTATTGGAAATGTAGATAATCACGAATCGACAAAAATTAAAAATACATGTTTTTTAAAAGGAGAAACAATTATAAAATACTTAACAGAAAAACCCCTCACTTTTAAAAAATTAATAGATGATTGTTTTTGAAAATAATGAAATAAATAGTTAAATAGTAATTAATAATTAATAATTAATTTTTTTCTAATTATATATATATATATATATATTTGTAATTTAAATTAACTACTTTATTTATACTTTAATTTTATTTTAATTATGGAGCGTATGCTTAATGATTGTATTTTAGCGTGTGAAACTTGTGCTACTGATTGTCTTTGTTCTGGTAAAGCAGAAATGAGTGACTGCGTTAGACTTTGCTTAATATGTGAAAGAGTTTGTAAAGCATTAAAAGTTTCAATGAAATGCGGAGGTAATAAAGAAGTAATTAATTGCTTAACAATGGCGTGTAAAAAAGCATGTATGGCTTGTGTAACAGAATGTAAAAAACACAATATGGGATGTTGTAAAGAATGCGTTAAATCTTGTTCAAAAATGGCAAATTGTTGTGACACTAAAAAGAGTTCTAAAAAATCCAGTAAAAAATCCAAAAAAATGAAAGGAGGTTATGGATGCGGTAAAAACCACAAACGAGGAGGTGGTAACTATAAACAATCACATAAGGGAGGTTATGATTGTGGAAAAAAACACAATGGTGGTGGTAGTGGTCACGCTAAACACAGAGGTGGTGGTTCTCACGCTAAACACAGAGGTGGTGGTTCTCACGCTAAACACAAAGGTGGTGGTAAGCATAAAAATTCATACACCAATCACAAAGGTGGAACATCACACTCTAAACACAGTGGTGGTGGTGGATACAGAAAATACTAAATAATTTTATTTATTTTATACATTTTATTTATTTTATAAATTTTTATATTTTACTATATTATTATAACTTTAATTCATTATTTATTATGTCAAGAAAATTACGTTCAAGTAAACCAACACGTGCGACTAAAAAAACAAAGCGGTGTATAGTCCGTAAAACAAGTGTTCGTAAAGCAAAGAAAACACATAAGAAAACACATAGTATAATTCGTAAAAAAGAATTCTTAAAAGAAAGAAAACAAAGAATGTAATTAAGAAAAACCGTTCCAGTAAAAAAACCAAAAAAGTATTAGTAGGAGGTGAACCTGATAGTGCAAATTGTTTACATTCGAAAGAATCAGATCTTGGAAGCATAATTACAAAAGTAGATAATTCAGGTAAATTAATAATTACAAACCAAATTTATAATTACATAGATAAAGAAAGTTTTAAAGAATGTATACAACTACAACATCTTATTATAAACGAAGGAGTAGAAGAAATACAGGAATCTGCTTTTGAAGGTTGTATTAATTTAGAGATAGTAGGATTTCCTACAACACTTAAAAGTATAGGTGAATCTGCTTTTAAAGGTTGTGAAAAATTATATTTTGAGAATGGTTTAATTGAATTTCCAAAAAATCTTAATACTATAGGTGTATCTGCTTTTCAAAATTGTAAAAGATTTACAGATATTATAGTCCCAATAAATATAATGACAATAGGTGCTGCTGCTTTTTCTGGTTGTGAACAATTAAGGAACGTTACCATAAAAGATAATGAATTTTTTAAAAAAATAGAACCTGATACCTTTTGTGGATGTAAGAATATAACAAGTATTATCATACCTCAAAATATAGAAATTATAGGATCTCTTGCTTTTGATCAATGTTCTAATCTAGAATTTATTTATATTCATAATCCTAATATAAAATTAGGAGTACTTGATCCCGATACAAACGTAAAAGTATTTCAAGGATGTGATAATCTTAAAGAAATACATTTTTCATCTAACACATCGATAGATCATAAACAAAAAATAAAAACATTTTTTGTAAGAATAGAAGAAATAGAAGAAATAGAAGTAATAGAAGTAATAGAAGAAATAGAAAATGATGATTGGGAAGTAGTAGGAGCACGACAACCTAAGTTATTTTTTGATTTGTAAATAATTTAACAATAGAAAATATAAATATATAATAATTATTTTTTTAAACATTTTTATACATTCAATAAATAAAATCTAATATATTTATAATTATGAAACCAAAAACTATAGTAATAAAAGACTGTATCAAAGAAGACACAATATCAAAGAAAGAAGGACATTTCTTTGATGAATCACATTTTGATACTATAATTAAAGAAGATTGTGATGTTTATATACTAGATGATAATAAAGAACAAAAACTTCTACTATCATTTAGAAAAAATGTGATTAAACCATCATTGTGTTGTAAGGCATACAACGCCCTTGAAAAAGAAGCACAAAAAAAACACAATAATAGAGGGAGTGCAGCAGGATTACTTAATACAAAAAAACTCCCCAAATATGTAAAAAAAACGACATCTAAATCAAAATTCCGTTCTTATTATATAGGGAGTGATGGTAAAGCAAAAAAAGACCATATTAGTAATTATGTTAAGAGTGGTATTATAGGATATTTTGACCGTTATGATAGAAATGTTTTTAATAAATCAAATGGAAAGAAAACAAGTAAAAAATCAATACCTAATATACCTTGTAGGACAACCAAATTTACGAAAGAACAAGTATCTAAATGGAAGGAAACACTTCCTCTTATTAAAAGGGCAAACACCCTTTTTAAAAATATGGCACCAAAACGACATTCAATACAATTAAGGAGGGCGAAGAAAACACCCGATTTTCAAATTAAAAATACGGCGTTTAGCACAATTACGATTAATTATAATTATAGAACTGGAACACATAAAGACAGGGGTGATTTAGAAGAGGGATTTGGTAATTTAATTGTATTAGAGAAAAGTGAATGTCATCCTGGAAATGACGCTTATAAAGGAGGGTATTTGGGCTTTCCGCAATATAAAGTAGCAGTTGATGTACGTAATGGCGATTTTCTGGCGATGGATGTCCATCAATGGCATTGTAATACAAAGATTACACCTAAAGTAAAAGGCAAGAAAAATTATGGACGTTTAAGCTTAGTATGTTATTTACGCAAAAATATGATTAAATGTGTTTATTGAGGTTAATAATTTAATATGTTATCTGTAAGTATTTTTTGTAATTCATTTTTTTTTATATATGTAAGAGTGTTAGGTTTTTTATTTTTTAAGTTTTCATTTATAAATGTATTAAGTTCATTAAAAAAATCGCCATCTTCTATATCAGTTGTAGTTAAAATATTTAAATCTTCATCTACATATTGTTCTTCTTCATTTTTTGTATTATCTTTTAAAATTCTTAAAAAAATGGTGGCTGTATCAAGCATATCTTCATTGAAATTGTTATTATATAAAAATTGAAACAAATATATTTTATCATTATTATGTTTAAAATAAAAATAAACTCGTCCTTGATCATTAGGATAGATTATTTGTTTTAGTTCAGGAAAATTCGTAAAACTTGCGATATTACTATGATGTTCAGTTATATTAATATCTAAGGGATTGTTTTGTGTTTTAGATATAATTGGATTGTTAAAATCAATACCCCCCTTTAATTTGCGGCTTTTTCTTTTTAACTTGCGAGTTTTTCTTTTTGATTTGCGTGTCTTTGTTTTTTTAGGTTGTTTGAGGCGTTTATTTTGTTTTTTTGTGTGTTTCTGTGGTTTTTTACTTTTAGATGTTGTTCTTTTTCTTGATAACTTTTTTTTATTTGAACGAACCATAATTTTAATTATAATAATATACTAGATAATAATTAAAAATAAAAAATAAAAATTAAAAATTAAAAATATAAATAAGAAGTAACAAATAAATATTATATTTAATTAATATCTAAATCTTCAAGTAATTCTGCTGCGTCTCGTAATTTCTTTCTATAATCTGAATAATTAAACTTTTGTTCATCTTCGTCTCTGTCGTCAGTGTCTTTTCTACTACCAGACTTTGGAATATGTAATTCATCAGGTTTTAATACTATAGAATTATTTCTAAATTTAGTTATATATGTATTCATATACTTATCCATAGATTGATAATAAACACTAATAAAATGACATCCTAGATCAAAAGCTGTTTTAGTATCATAATTTTGTTTTCCAAATATTTTTAGTTTTCCAACAAGATCTAAATCTGGATCAGGTGTAACTATAGTTAACTTTTGTTTTACTTTTATTTTAAAATCTTCTTTATCATCCTTACCTAATTTATCTAAATCTTCCGAAAATACTCTATTTATATTACCCCCCTTTTCCCAAGAACCATTTATAACTGTTTCCAAATCAGAACCTTGATATCCACTGCTACAAAACACAACAATATTTTCTTTTAAATCTTTCATTTTCATGTTTAATAGGTTAAAATTATTACTATAATTATATTTTGAAGGAAGAAGATATTCTTTTAAATAAGTTGTGAGATGTTTCGTTAATCTATTAAGAGTTCCTACGTTATTTCTTGTTTTTAAATCTAGCGAAATAAATAATGGATCAGTAGGATTAGGAACACCTATAATTTTTCCATCACCTAGTTTTTTGTTTATTGTAAAAGCATGTTCTTTTATTACTTTACATACATCTTCAAAATTAACACTATTAAAACAAAGTTTCCATTCACCTGTTTCAAAACCATTATTAACGATAGGTTCAATATTTGTTACACCAAATTTATTATTAAATATTTTCAATTCAATATATCTAGCACCAGAACTTAATATTCCTTTTAATATATCATCACAATTTATATAACTTAATGTTGGATTTTTAACATTACAAGAATTATAAGAACTTGCTATATAATGATTTCCTAAAATGTTATTTCCCCTTGCATTATAATTATAATTTCTTATAGTTTGATATTTATTATAAACTTTAAAATTACTAACAACGGTTTTAATCCTAAAACCCTCTGAAAATAATACTAATATAATTATAAATACTACAACTAATACTGCTATTGCTATTAAAAAAATATTATTAGAAAATGGATTATTACGTTTTAACAATCCTGAATTTTTCTTCAATTGTGATGATCTTTTATCAACTACATTATCTCCTTCATTTGTCTTTTGAAAAAGATTTGTAGAATTTCCTCCCTTTGAATTTTCAAGAGTATTTGTAGAATTTTCAAGAG